TTTGTAGTTCAGTTTTATACTTATTTTCATATAGTGTCAACATATCCATTGGACCTTTTAAATAACTATAAGCCTCCGCCAGGCAGGCATATAATAATAATTGAGGGTAATTTACACTAATATAATTAGTTTCATTTCCTGATTCCAAAGTATCTGGCATCACATTTCCATGTATATTTATTAAATAATTAGCATCCGGAGTAGGAGCCATTATAATATTTCCTGATGTAGTTGACCCATCTCCTGTAGCTCCTCCAAACATAGCATAATATTTAGGTAATCCTGTAGTATCTTGACCCGTAGATCCACCTTCAGGTCCAGTCAATTCTCCGACATATTCGCTTATAAAGGTTCTATCTCTTTTTTGAAGCCAATATGCCCGATCTGTTCTAGAGGATGTAGAATTAAAAACTTCAATTCCTCTTACAAAGAGCATTCCTGTAGGAACTCTAACAGTCTGAACATCCGCAGCTAATGTTCCTTCATACTCCACTCTATCTGAATCAACTGGTACATCTGTATTAATTCTATGTTGAGCATTTAAAATTAAATTTTCTAAAATAGCTGTAGTGAAAACAGTATCATCTACTTCTGTATAGCTTCTGATCATTGTTACTAATGTTGTATAACTAATTCCTGCCATAATTATTCTCTATCATTAACGGGTCCAATTGTACATTGAAAACCGCCACCGTTAGCCGAGCTACTTGCGTTTGAAACAAGGGGCACCGTTAACGAATTATATTGAGTTTCTGTTGAGGGTTGACCTACTGTATTAACTGTTGTTGCAACTGCTGTTGCTAAATAAGAACCAAAAACTTTTGCGCCGCTTGAATGAGTTCCCGCTGTAGTGCTAGTAGGAGTTACTCCTTTATACGGTGCTGCTGTCCCTCGAGTACAGCCTGTTAAATCATTACTTGATTTTCCAGTATACTTAATAGTTTCATTAAAATATTGCCCATAAGTTGAAGAAGTAGAATCTTCATCGACTTTTTCTATGACGATATATCCAGAACTTGGAAATTCACTTGCATCCGTCAAAGTAATAGTAGTAGCAGAATCTGATATATCACCATTTAAAGTAGTTTCTAATTCTAAAGTTGTTATTGCAACACCACCCACTGGACTTTTAATATCTCTAAATCTTACATAAGTTGTTCCAGCATTAAAACCATTGCTTGGAAATGAAATACTTAATGTGGTTGAAGAACCTGTCGTAGTAAATGGATCATCTGGTAAAAAATCTTCGGTTGCAAATTCTGTTCTAGCAGGTTTAGCGTGTTGTAAAGCTTGAGGATCCGCACCATGTGGTCTTGGATCTATTTGTGGTTGCTTAGGTTCATATTCAGAATTATGTACCCACGCACCATTCCATTCTTGAACCATTTCTCTATACGGAAATGCCGCACCTGATCTATCAGAGATCATTAATGAATATCTACCTTTTGAAAATTGTCCCATTATTCTTTAAACCCTTTATGTTTTAACCATGCTTTCACTTCCTTATCTGGTGCGGAAGAAACATTAGCATGAGTATCTGGATCCATAATATGTTGATCACTCTTATATTCTTTGCCTTCTATTTTTACTTTTTTATTTCTAAGTTTTTTTGGAAGCCTTTTATTTCTGCTTTTTCTTATAGTATCTAATACTTGATCTTTTCTTCCAGCCGGAGTTTTAGCCATTATTTTTTTAACAACTCCCATTCCTTTAGTTAATAATGTCATTATTTATCCTTCTTTTTACTCTTTAATTTTTCTCTTACCACTTTTTGTCCAACTGCAATTGCACCCGCAGCATAGAGTGGTTTATTAGTTTTTGGGTGTGTTATGCCTCGTTTGACTGATTTAGTTCCTTTTTTAATTGCTTTTAAAACCACTCCCATTCCTTTAGTTAATAATGTCATTATATATTTGGATAATAAGTTTTCGGTGTAATAAACGTACTCGCTGCTGATCCATCCTCCGCTAAAGCTCTTGCTAATTCATCTTCATATAATAATTTCATTTCCTGTGTTCTTTGCGGTGCAAATTTTTGAGATAAATAAAATGATAATCCAGCTACCATACAAGGTATAAATCTATAAGGAGCATCTACTGCATTGGTATAAGCTCCAACATCTTGAACTCGTGCTACATAATACATACTAATATAGTTACTGGCTGCTGTCGCATTTGCAGTTGGATAAATTGTAATTGTAGTACGGTCCACGAATCTTTGAACCCAGAATTGACTGGGTGTACTTTTAGTTAATTTATTTGAAAGTGCCGAATATGTATCACGGCTAATTTTAGTTAGAGGTAAATCTGTTTGAGAAGTAGTACCATAATTTGTTCTGTAAGAAGCTGTCATAATATCAGCTATCCCATAGATGCCATTTGATGGTGCTGTAGTGGAACTTGTGCCATCTGCACTATCTCTGTAAAAAGAATATTCAGTAGTGCCTTCTACTAAGTCAATATTAGTTTGAGCTATTTCCCAAAAATGAATTCCTCTATTTCCCCATTCTTGAAATAAAA